GCAGGCTTGTGCTTCTCAAACGGTGCTTGTATGGCATGAAACATGAGTCTTAATTTGTCTTCAAGCGCTTGAGACATCGTTGGAGGAGTGATGCCGCTCACTATAGTTGCTATGTATGGAACGTGCTCATAATACTTTGCATAGTTCAATTTCTTCAAAAGACCCTTGACCTTTTCGTGTGTAATTTCCGAAAGGTCTTTGACCTTTTGCTTCCGAAATTCTGTTCTTAATTTGGCTATGACTTCTTCGGGTACGGTCGTAGACTCCTTGGCTTGGAACTGACTAATCCATTCATTAAAATGATTTTCACGCTTGTACGAGTAGACTATGTGTTTCTCAAGGTCCTGTTCCTCCTTGAACCCCACCTCCTCCCCGAGGACATATTCGACAGCCCCACACTCCCGACAAATCTCCTCAGATGCTGACTCGTCAAACACGCGCGCGTACATGGCTCCACACTGGCGACAGGGTTTCTCGTGAATGTCCTTGTCTGGTGTAACGTACTCGTACCCGTCCTCGACCTCTTTGAGGTACTTTTTGTATATATCGTTACGTTGAACACCTTTACGGGACGATATCTGTACACCCGCCACCTTTTTGGTCTGCGTGACCGTCGTTTCTTCAACCTCCTTCGTATATTCCTTTAGTACCGGAACACACGAAAGAAGATACTCGGCAAGTTCAGCCTCCGATGTACACGCGCGTATCCTTTCTTCGTACCTGGCCTCCATATATTTTTATCATATATAAACTTTAATTAGTCAGCCTCAACCTTAGGTGCCAAGTAAAACTTCAAGTCTCCAAGATTTGCAATTGTGTATCTGAAAATTATAGGCATGTTCTCATTCTCAGAGTCTTGCATGAGCTGAACGCTCGAACACATATTGGTCGCCTTGGTGAACAGGTTAATGTACTTGAGACTGAACGTACTTCCTGTCCGCTTGACCGTATCAGGGAACTCTATGACTGTCTTTTGGTCTGCAAAGTCTCCCTTACAGCTGAGAGTGAGAGATGTACCATCTCTCACGATGTCCATCTCGGTCGCGAGGTTTCCCATGTCCCTCGTGATGCGTTGAAAGTCTATAGCGGGCAAAGTCGTCACGACATTCATCTGAATATCAGGAAACTCGAGTATGTCCTCGTTAATGTCCAGCAATTTTAGTTTGAAATTGGTCGAAGATTTCTTGTCCGGATTCTCTATGAAAATCTCCATATAGTCCCGACCCTCGATGCGAATAAACAGGGTGTCCTGCCCGCTGACCGACTTGAGGAGCTTGTACACGTTGGCCATATTCAAGCCAGCGACAATGTCCGCGGGACACTCGTATTCCTCAAAGTTGTCAGCGCTCAGGTCCATATGGACCAGGGTGACACGGGCCGTGTCGAGCGTCAAGATGTGAATACCCTTGGGTGTAAAATAAACATTCACATCGTTGATGATATCTTTCAGGACCTCAAAGACCGACTTGAGGGCCGACGCCTGAATTGTGCGAAAATGCATCTTGTGTTTTAAAGTGCGTGAAATCTTTAAGACCGAGTCCGGATCACAGTTGCTTCGCAACTGGTCTCATTTCCTCTGAGCCTGGTACGCGTCCATAACACTCATAGTTGTCTTTGCCTCTAATTCAGGAGTCAAAATGGGCTGAAGAGACTCGCCATATTTGTCCAGATCAAACAGACCGGGCGTGTCTGACCCGTCGAGATTCTGGCACAGCCCCCCGCTACAGTCCCAGGACTCGAACTCTGTGGGTATCATGGACAGGAGCCACGCCTTGACCTCCCCGCCTACGCACATCTTTCCCTCGTTTGTGACCAGGGTGGGAACTCGCGTGATCTTTTTGGAAGGTACGCCAGACGTAGTCACGTTATGGAACCGCATAATCTCGATAAGAGCCGGCTGGGTTTTGATAAACCCTATAATTTCCTGTGAAAATTTACACTTGTCTGAATAGACCAGAAGTGCCATCTAATCTAGGTTGAGGGTTTTTGGGGGGGCCAGTGAGCGCACTTTTTTGTTTGCATAGAGTAATGAAGGACATTGTGATCCTGGTTCTTGTACTCCTTGTCCTTTTCTTCGTATGGAACGGGCGTCAGGGAAAGGTATCGACCTATGCGGCTGGTGACATTAACCTTGTTGCCCCCGTCCCACCTCTTATAGTCCAGGCAATCATCGAAAAGGTCCAGTCTATGAAGCCCGACTTGGCACCCATCGATACTGTCTTTGTAAACATCCAGCCCGATGGAAGTTACAAGTCCCGTATCATGTTTTTCAACACGAAGCACTTTTTCGGAACCCAGTTCGACATCAACGCCAAAGTCAACGATGATGGGTCTGTAAACATACTTGATATCGGAGACACCAATACCGTCGAAGCAACTGCAGGATACAAGCCCGGAAAGTACCAAGAGTGGACCGACGTCCAGAAGAACTTGGACACCCAGTTCGAGGGGGCACTCGAGGGATACAAGAATCAGCCGCCTCAGCCAAACCTATCAAGCGTTCCAGCGGCATACAAACAGAACATGATCGTGACGCAGACCAATTTGCAGACGCGCGAGTAAGTGCGTAGCACTTGGGCCCCAAAATTAACCACTTAGAATAGATGGCTTTATCAGCCAAACAACTTGTCGCTTCTGAAAAGAAGCGGGACCTTGCGAAAAAAGAGTACTACCGTGCCCTTCTTGAGCAATTTTGTCGTAAAATTAAGGTGGCTTCGGACCTTGGAGACCGTTTTGCTATTCTGACAGTACCCCCCTTTGTTGTAGGGTTTCCCAGGTATGACCTCCCAGCGACCGTCGGGTACATGTGTCGTCAACTCCAAAGGCTCGGGTACATCGTGAACCTCGTTGGTCCACTCGATATCCGGGTTCAGTGGACCAAGGCTGCAGCCCTTGACACGGAGATGGAAAAGGAAGAGGTCGACCCAGGAACCTATCTTCCGAGTCTCGTCAATCTCAAAAAGGCGGCCGAGAAACTACGAATCACGAAAAAACACTAAAGTTTTAGTCTCGCTAGGTACTAAATGGACCTTCTCAACGAGTCTGAGAGGCGGTTCACGAAGAAGCTGTGTGACGCTATGATTCCCGTGATGATCGAGGCGTTTTGGGAGATTTGGCTCGAGGCCAAGAAGGAGTCTCAGGGCAAGAACACCACGCGAGTCTTCCAGGAGCTGCTCCGGGGCGTCAAGACCTGGAACTCTTCAATTTCACTCAAAAATACAGAGGCAATCATCAAGAACCAGTCTTTGTTCCCGAACCTCCTTGCGGCCGTCTTTGTGATTCACGTCAAGATTCTGAGTGCGATCCGGACCGACAAAAAGTCCAAAAAGATCAGTATCAAACTTCCGGCCAACGATGTCTTCGTCCAGCGGTGCTACGAGGCGTGTGCCAAGGACCTGTACGAGAACCCCAGTATCATCGTGGACAACAAGACCGAGGAGGAACGGAACGAGAATTTGAATGAGCGATTTCACAAGAGAATTTGCGTCGTCATCGAGGACCTGGTTCCAACGGCCGAGATTCTCAATACGTATCTGCCTTTGCCTGCAGCCGGTGATGATTTGGACATGGATCATGACGAGGAGGATCCGGAGGGTGATGAGGACGTTCCAGACTTGGCGGACGATGTTCCCATGGAAGAAAATCCAGCAGAAGGCCTTCCTCAAAACACGGGGAACATGGAGTTTGGAAAGACCCCAGGAGGGGTGGACACAGCCGTCACGGTGAATAACTCTTTGACACCGCCGAGCGTTCCAGGGGCGACACCGGCATCAACCGATGACGGCGAGTCCCTGTTTCCGGATGCGCCGACAAAAATTCAAAAATTAAACCATACGTAATAACAGAGTCATGGACCAATACTTTCGCGAGCCTATGAGCGCAGGAGTCATTGCCGCAGCTGTTGTCGTCGCATACGTCTATTTGAAATCGAAAATGAACAATGAAGAGAAATTGAAAAATTCAGATTATTTCAAGCCCGCATTTTTGGTCGGTCTCCTCGTATATTTCATAGTGAGTCAGGGTCAGGGAGATTCTGGACCAGTTTTGAAGGAGCCTTTTTAACTTAAGGATAGCATCCTTAACTTGGGGTAGATGACCACCATAAAAGCGTTCGATGAAATGATGAACCAGTTCCTCGGGGAGCTCAGTACCGTGTTCCCCGACGAGCCCACCAAGACTGGCCCAGACTGCAAGACGTTCATGAAACAGGTGGCACCATGGGCCGGACAAATGTCTGCTCGTGACGAGTCATTCTTTTGTGAGGAGAACGAGTTTGCAAAGGGTCTGAACCTTCACGTCATCTGGAAGCGCGAGGACTGTTCAGACAACACAAAGCAGGCTATTTGGCAGTACCTTTCATCCCTGTATATGATTTCGACGACCCTCAGCATGTTCCCTCCAGAGACGCTCAGTGCCATCGAGGCTGCCGCCGAGAACTGTGCCAAGAACATGAAGCTGGGTCCGAACGGTCAGCCAGACGAAGCGTCCCTGATGGCCGGTGTCAACAGCATGCTGAGTCAGATGATGAGTAGCGGTGCCGGAAACCCGTTTGCATCTCTGCTCGGGGGCGGAGCGGGGGCGAGCCCTCGGCGAGCCCTCCCCCCTTCAGGCAAAAAGAAAAAGAATCTCCGTAAATAGAAGAAGTAATGGACCCCAAGAGTGTCTTCAAGTCCAGTGACCTTTTGACTTTTTGGCCCACGGCGGCACAGACGGCTGATCAGCGCGTCTCGGCAACGACCCGTTTTGTTCTGTATGCCGTGTGTATCGTGTATCTTATCAATCGGGATGCACGCGTTTTTGCACTCGGGGGTATCGCTCTCGCAATTCTGTATTACATGTGGACCACAAACATGATTAAGGACGGGAACCTTCGTTCGACTATAGGAGACGCTCGGTACTCGACCATTTTCCGCCCGAACGCGACGCTTCCAACCACAGACAACTCCATGGGCAACGTGCTTTTGAGTGATTACGTGGATAACCCAGACCGGCCCGCGGCTGCCTGGTACCCAAGTGTTCGCGACAAGGTCCAGACTGCGTGGAGCCAGATTCACCCGTTCGAGCGTCAGCGTGATGCCGAGCGTAATTTCTACTCAATGCCCGCAACAACGATTCCAAATGACCAAACAGGCTTTGCTCAGGCGGCCTACGGCAAACCCTTCGCAGCCAAGTGTCACGACCAGGGCGGTGCAGCATGCGATCCAGATCGGTTCTACTCCACGTTCCCAGAGCGTGTCCAGATGGAGGCTGGAAACGGGCGTTAAAATTAAATGTAAGTCTACATTAATAATGCCGACGCTTGATATAAGCCCATTAACTCTAGAGAAAGGTGTGTGGTACGGCCCAGCCCAGGTTGTTCTGGAGGACAAGACGAGCGTTGAGGACTCTCTTCGTGAACAGCCGACGACGGCGTGGAAGAAGGGATGGTCTGAACAGACCTACGATTTCCCCAACACGTACGTGACGCTGCCTCTGCGCGTTCTCGAGTGGAACCCCGTCAACACGTTTGGCGAGTACCAGAACGACCGCTTTGCCCAGCGGTACTACAACAAGAACCTCAAGACGTGGGACCGTTAACTCCTCCCCAATGAGTCCGCAGGACTCATTGTGTTCCCTCTACCCCAAGGCCCCGGATCACGAGTCCGTTGGACTCGGTCTCTTTAAAAAAAGATGTATAATACTATTAATGGATCCTTGGGCGCTCGCCGCCGTTGTTGGTCTTGTGTTTGCTGGAAAGACTCTGGCCGACGGAAACGAAACTTCCGCCGCACCGAGTCCCAAACCATCAACCACGAAACCTTTGACCCGTCGCGACATCGATATGATGGCCGATTCAGTCGGTCATCGTGCAGATGCTTTCGATCTTCGGAACACGAATCCAAACTTTGGTCGCCGTATTAACGATTGGCGTCTCCAACCCAAGGAGGCTGTTCCGAACCTCCAGGACGTGACCCCGACCAATTCCCGCTTCCCATACGGTCAGCCAGTGTATGACCTGTATAACCGCGAGTACGTGACGAATAAGCAGAACAACGTGTCGCCTCTTGAAACTCCAATGACTGTCGGCCGTGGTCTCGGCGTTGGTCCGGACGTGCTTGCGGCGGGTGGCTTCCACGACTACTTCCGTGCTTTGCCTACGAATATCAATGAGGAACGCCTCACGACGCTCGAGGGGCGTTCGGGACCCCGTAATCCTTTCGTCAAGAGCGGTGGCGCTGCATACATTGGTGACATTACTCACCAGGCGGCCGCTACAAAGACAGCCTACCGTGACCCAGGGGCGTATGGAGGTGGTGGCGCTCAGAGCGCCCTCGTCGGTCCAGAAGGTCGTCCGAACTTCCTCAAGACCAAGAAACCAACGATTCGTGGAGAGACTGGCTTGCGCACGGACACGCTCTCAGATGGGCCACCACAATACAACATCTACCAGCCATATGCCGAAGGCAAGACGTGCTATACAGATACGGACTTGACTCGCGCATCTGGCTATCGCACAAAGCCCGATCGTGCAGCAAATGCCGCTCGTATGAACGTTCGCAACGATCCAGTGAACCAGGTGGGTTCTGCGACCCAGCTTCGCATCGAGTCCGAGCCTGTACAGCCAGGCCCCATGGCCATCACTGGAACAAACCAGGGACGCGGTACCATGCCTCCAGAGTTTGATGATCCACTCAATGAGTTCAAGTCGAACCCCAATCCACGCGCATCAAACGGTTTCTTGGATATTGCTATCCAGCAGCTCGAGAAGAATCCTTTGGCGTACTCGCTTGCCGACCCGAAGAAGGCTGACCAAGCCATGGACACTTCTCCTTTTAACACGGTTTCTGTGAACTAAGACACGGCAAAAAAATATGGGATAGTACTAAATGTCGGGAGGTGTTGTCCAACTCGTCGCCGTCGGCCCTCAGGACGCTTGGCTGACCGGCAAGCCCGAGGTTTCCTTTTACCGGTCCAACTACAAGCGCTACACCCACTACTCCAACTCTGTGGAGCGTCAGGTGATTCAGGGTGCCCCCATCGCCGGTGGCATCTCCACGATCCGCTTCGAGAAGAAGGGTGACCTGCTGAGCTATGTGTACCTGACTGTGCGTGACAGCAACGGTGCCCAGATGGTCAACCTGGACTGGACCAAGGTCATTGATAAGGTTGAGCTGCTGATTGGCGGTCAGATTGTGGATACCCAGGATATCGAGTACATGACCGACATCGAGCCCATCACCGGCGCCCAGAACTTTTCCCAGCGGTACCTGAACTTGAATAGCACAACGTTCAATAACCAGAAAAACACATTCCTGCCCCTCAAGTTCTTCTTTTGCAAGGACTGGTCCGTGTGTCTGCCCCTGATTGGTCTCCAGTTCCATGACGTGGAGGTTCGCATCACCTGGTCCCCCTACCTGAGCCAGACCATCACCATCGGTAACACGACCACACCAGTCTTGTCCGCTCAGCCCCAAGCGACTGCAAACATTCTGACCGATACGGTTCTGAGCTCCAACTTGGCGAACATTGTGCTGACCCAGACGACCGGTCCCCTGTTCCCAGGTATGCTCGTGGTTGGTCAGACTGCCAACTTGCAGACCAACGTTGCCGTTGTGCAGTCCTTCTCGAACATCTCGAGCCTTGTGGGTACTGCAGGCCAGAGTGGCTTGTCGAACGTGGTCATTTCCTTCTCCAACGCATCCAATAGTTTCATGACGACCGCGTTCCTCACTGGAAACGTTGCGAGCTTGTACGCCCCCGTGTGCGCCGCTCAGGTCAACGTTGGATCTTCAATCATTGTGTCCGCTGGCCTCACGTCCCTGTCTCTCCCTCTCAATCAGGTCAGCAGTCCTCTGGGGCAGGGTGGTATCCAGCTCGGCCAGTACGTTGCGGGCCTGCCCATGGCCGGTCCCGTGTACGTGTCCAGTGTGTCTAACATTGCGAACAGCAACGTCACCATCTCCTTCCCCTCTACAGCTGCTGCTACCGGCATTCCTCCGTACCTCACCATCGCCTTCGCCCAGGGTACGGCCGCAACGACCACCACCTACAGCTCTCTGCAGTTCCAGGCCTGGACCAACTTCGTGTACCTGGACCAGTCTGAGCGCGACTACTTTGCCAAGGCGCCC